TCAGAAGGTTGGGGGTTCGAGTCCCTTCGAGCGCACACTGTGTTGAGACAGTGAACCAACGGCCTCCGCTTCGGCGGGGGCCGTTGTTGCGTTAACCGCCTCAATCAACGACTCCAAGGGCTGACGGGTCGCCCTCGCCCACAGGATGAACTGAGTGACGCTGGGCTCGCCCATTCCCTGCTCCCACTTCGACACCGTCGTGTGCGATACGCCGACGCGTAGGCCGATCTCGCGCGTGGTGAGCCCGGACAGAGCCCTGGTTGCCCTCAGTACGTCTGGGACGCTCTGCGCGTCCGTCTGCAACATGACCATGCCGTAATGGTACCGAGTCACCTGGCAACTTTTCGCGACACGCTGCATTCAATGCTGACTCTTGGCAGGTTTCGGCCCTTGTATGTGACGCATGGCAACTTTTCGAACCAAGCGGCAACGTCCGCCACCATGCCCCCGGCGAACACGACGCCGGGGGTAATCGAATAGGCGGGCAGCAGCGCCACACCACGGCCACTCACGATCAGTGGAACCGAGACACGCGGGACGCTACCGCGAAACAAGATGTGGCCCCGAGAGGCGGGGGAGCGCGATCAAGGCATGACCGGGCGCGCACCCATCCCATTCGACACCTTCGCCTCAACGTCCCGTCCGTGGCGCAGCTAACCCTGCGCGCCGTGCTGACCGCATCCGATCCGCTTCCGAAAGCGTCGGCAGTCAGTTGGTCCCCTCCCATCGTGGGGGGGCCATACCTCTCACAACACTCCTCACAACGCTCTGCATCAGCAGGGAGGGGGAACACAGGTGGCTAACCACGAACACGACTTTGACCGGCTCAGCGGCTGGTGCTCGCGATGCTCCTACCGCGACGACGGACGACTGATCGGCGCAGGCGGCGCGATCTGGCAACCGGGCCGCGAGTACACACCCCACGAACTACAAGACATCCGCGAGAAAGCACGCACATGACCATCAAACATCTCGACACCGCGAAACGACCGATCACGCCCGACATTGCCGATTGCTGGACCTGCGGGAGCGAAGCCGGTACCGACCGCGCTGCCGTACTTCGGCATGAGGCCGATGGATCACACACGGTCGTCTACGTGGCTGCACACTCACCCAAGCGGCCTGCCTGGCGAACAGTCGCCCTCGCCCATCTGAAGTACAAGGTTGAGCCCGCGGCGGTGGCGCCCACTATGTGGTGCGCCTACCCGTTGGTGCCCGAGCGGCCCGACTTCGAGGTATTCCCGACGTGGCGCGAGGCGATGGACTACGCCCTCGCCCGTGTAGCCGAGCACATGGCGACCGCCGATGAGTTCGCATGCTGAGCCCTGACACCATTACTCCCGACGTGGGCATCTGCCTCGGACTGCTATTCGCGGGCGTGTGCGTCGCGCTCAGCCGTCGCGATCGACCCGCTTGGGGACACCGCACCACCGACCCGGCATGCCTCCACTTCCGCGAGCCCAAGGGATGGCTCTCGCGCCTCCGATTCGAGCGGGGACGCGGCAAGCCTTGCCCGGTGTGCTTTCCCGATCCCGTGATGCACAACGACCTGAGCCGTCTCGACCGCCTCGACGGGCTCAGGCATCCGTGGGAAGGGCCGTGCCTCTCGCACAACGTCACCTGCACCTATCACGAGCCCCACGAGCACGGCCCCGCATGCGACCGCACATGCATCTGCTGGCGAACGGCACCGACTCTGTTGGTGTACCCGCCTGTCTGGACCGACGCCCAGCGCGCGGCGTTCCGACAGGCATGGGCACAGCGACGGGCCAACGGGTGAGCCGCCGCGCTTCGCGGGCCAAGCTGTGCCCGACGCCCTCGAAGGGCCGTCACCTCACCGAGGCCGACGCGATCGACACGGGTCTGACCCGACAGCACCAGATGGTCCTCGCGCACCAGCCCGTCAAGCAGCTCTACGTCTACCGATGCCCGTGCCTCTGGTGGCACCTCACGAGCCGACGCTACTCAGCCGAGGGCGAATGGCATCGGGCTATCGCGTGAGCGCCAAGCATCAGGACGCCGAGTATCAGCGCAACGCCCCGATCATCCGCAAGCGAGTGCAGGCCGCTCACGCCCGTGGTGAGGCCGTGCCGTGCTGGCGCTGTCGACGCGCGATCGCGCCCGGCCAGCCGTTCGACGTGGGCCACGTGAACGGGGCGCAGGGTCACAGCTTCAACGACCTGGCACCCGAGCACCGACACGCGACCCAGCACTGTGAGGGCAACCGCGCCAACGGCGGCGCGATGGGCGCAGCACGCACGAACGCACGACGCGCAGTGCCGCGAGGGGAGGTCACGACATGGAAGCTCTGACCGCCGTCGAGCCCGCGGTTTTTTCAGAGGACGGCGTCACAACTCTCGCCTACGGCAGTGTTGTTTCCCCCCAAAACTCCCCCACCGACTGGCACGATCGCAGCGGCAAACCGACGCCGATCCCGGACGAGGTGCTGGCCCATCCGCTGCTCCAAGAGGACGCCTGGATCGCGCTCCGCGACAGCGGCCGACCGCCGCTCGACGCGTCCGAAATGGTCACGACCTATCAGTCCCGCGTCGAGTTCCTGGTCGGCGCGTGGATGCTGGACTACCTCATCGCACCCCGCCTTGGTGGCCTGCTCAACAACTTGAAGCGGGCGCCCCAGATGCTCCGCGAGGCCGACGTAATCGCGGCCGGGAAGCGCCGCAACGCGGTGCTCATGCCCCGCCGATCCTCGAAAACCACGACGCTCTGGTGCATCCTCGTCGGGCGCTGCTACATGCGACCCGTCTACATGTGCGGGTACACGATGCTGACCCTCGCCAAGAAGGCCGAGGAACGCTTCAACCTCGACGTGCGCGACCCGATCACGCGCCGCTGGCCGATCAAACAGAACGGCCTCAGCGGCCCGGTGAAGATCGAGGACGGCAAGGGCGGCAAGGGCCTGGCGTTCCCCAACGGGTCCAAGCTCGCCATCCTCGCGCCGAAGGGTGACGACGTGCGCTCGGGCGCATACGACGTGCTGGTCCTGGACGAGGGCGGCGAGCCCGAACCGGAGGACTGGGACGACGTAGTCGGCGCCGTCGTCCCGTCGTTCGACACCCGCGAAGATTCGCAGTTGATCTACGCCGGGACGGGCGGGAAGTACCGCACCGGCTCGCACTTCTGGAAGACCTTGCACGACCCGAAAGCCGGGCGCATCCGGTACGGCGTACCCGACGACCAAGATCCCACCGAGCTGGACTCATGGGAAGCCGGGGCGGGCGCGCTCATCGAACGGCTACACCCGGGGCTCGACGGCCTCACCACCATCGACATCATCCGCGACAACTTCCCCGAGCTGGGCGCCGACCGCTTCGCGCTCGAGTACCTGGGGCACTTCGGCAACGAACACGGCAACAGCACGATGATCAGCGCCAGCGGCTGGGCGAAGGGACTCCAGCCGGGCGACCCGCCCGAGGGCATCACGAATGCGTCGCTGGCCGTCGCGGTCCACCCCTTCGGGCACTGGTCATCCATCGTCGTCGCGTGGCACGTCACCGGCCCGACCGACCTCGCCGCCGCAGCTTGGGAGCTTGACGGCGCCACCGTCTCGGAACCGCACGTCGCGTTCAAGCTCGTGCACCACCAGCGCGGCGTGGAGGGCATCGAGCGGGAACTACTGCGCCTCGCGCGCCGTCTGAAAGCACCCATCGTCTACGACTTCGGGACCACCCAAAGCCGTGCCGCGGTGGATCGCCTCATGGCCCGCGCGTTCCCCCGACCCGAAGCCGTCGCGAAGCAACTGGGGGACGCGAAGGTTGCGGCCGCGCAGCTCGTCACGTCGCTCGAATCCGGCACCGTCTGGCACTGGGCGCAGGGCCCGCTGGACAAAGCCGCGACCATCGCCGTCCGCCAATCGATGGGTCAGGGATTCCTGATTCGTGGCCCGCGCGGCGACGAGACAGCCGACGTGACCCCGCTCGAAGCGGCAGCCCTCGCGCTCGACGCGCTGCCCGACCGCCCCGTCCAATCCGTCAGCCCTGACGACGCCATCCAGTGGAACTAGGAGACAGCCCACCATGATCAATCACGACCGCTCACCCGTGTCTGTCGTCACGACCTGCACCGAATGCCCCTACTGGCAGTCGTTCTCATTCGACCTCGAAGAGGCATCCCGGCGCGGCGCCAATCACCTGAGCGTGGTGCACGATGTCCAGCCCTCGCGCGCCGCCGAGCCGAACCGCAAGCGCGCCGCACGACACGCCGCCCGGATGGGTGCGTAATTCGTGGCGGTAATCATCCGGAGTATCTAGCCCGTGGGAATCTTCGGACGGAACATCAAGGGCGCATACGGCCCGGGCTCGGCGGCAGTGAACGTTCTGTCGCCCTATTCGGCTCAGGATTCGCTGGTCAAGTTCGCCGCAGAGGATGCCCTCGGTGGGCTGCTCGCCGCCTCCCCGATCATGACCCGGGCTATCGCCCGTCGCATCCCCGGTGTGAAGCGAGCCGAGGGCATCGTCTGCGCGATGTTCGCCCGCGTCCCGTTCTACGTCATGGACGGCGACAAGCGCGCAGCGCAACAGCCCGCCTACCTCTCGACCTCGAACAGCGGCGTCCCGCTCTACAACTCACACCATGGCCTCGCGACCGACTGGTTCTACGACGGCTGGGGATGCCTCGGATTCAACGCCGCGATGACCGACAAGATGCATATCCCCTGGGGCATGTGGAGCGTCCGCGCTGACGGCACGATCCAGGTAGATGAGCGCGTGCCCGAGCCGTTCCGCGCCCGGCCCATCATCCTCGGATACGGCGAGAACGGCCTACTGACGGACGGCGCCGACACCCTCAACCAGGCGCGAAAGATCGAAGCCGCCTACCAGGACCGCCTGGACAACCCGATCCCGCTCACGATCCTCGGCGTTCCGAAAGATACGTGGGAGCGCTGGACCCCCGAAGAGCGCACGAGCTACCAAACCCAGTGGGTCGAAGGTCGCCGCAAGGGCGGCGTCGCGCTCAAGATCGCAGAGTTTCCCGTGGAAATGCCGGGACAGACGACGGTCGATCTGTACGAGAACGGGCGTAACGCGGTGCGCCTCGACATCGCCAACCACACCGCCATGCCCGCAGGGCTACTCGAAGGGCTCCGCCAAGGCGGCGGCGGCGGCACCGAAATGAAGTACACGGGCGTAGCTAACGGCGGCACGTCCCGCAGCGAACTGTGGGACTTCGGTTTGCCGTCCCGGTTCGTCGCCGCTTTCGAGGCGCGCATGTCGATGGACGACATCGTCGCGTCCGGGCTCAGTGTCAGGGCCGACCTGACGGGCGAGTTTGCATCACCCAACCCCAACACCAACCCCACCCGGGAGGACTGACCCGTGCACGATAGCGACCTGATCGAATACCAGGGCGGCGAAGTCCTCGCCAGCCTGACCGAGCGAACCGTCACCGGACTGCTCATCCCCTTCAACGAACTGGGCCACACCAACGCGGGCCGGTTCATGGTCGAAGCGGGCGCCGTCGCGCTCCCCTCCGACCCGTCCGTCATCAGCCTGAACCTCGACCACGATCGCTCGCAGAACGTCGGCCGCGCCTCCCGCGTATGGGAGGAACCCAACGTCGGCATCATGGCCACGTTCCTGGTGGCAACGACACCCGAAGGTGACGCCTACCTCGCAGACGTGACCAGCCCGGCCCCCAAGCGCAAGTGCCTGTCGGGCGAGTTCCATACCGCCATCCAGGCCGGAAAGGCCGTGCCCGGAAGTGGCCGACTCTGGGGCGCTGGCGGCGTCGAGCGCGGCGCATTCCCGTCCGCCATGGTCCTGGCCGAGGACCGCAGCACCTCGTCCAAGTACGTGACCGAGTACACCGACGCCGAGGGCGTCGTGTGGCGCCGCGTCGAACAGACCGACGTCACGGTCACCGAAACCGAAACCGGAACCGAATCCACGTCCGTCACAACCGTGACGGAAACGACCGAAGGAGAACCCACCGTGCCCGATCCCATCGTCCCCGTCGCCGCGCAGGCCGCACCCGTCGCCCCGGCGCCCGTCGCGCCCGTCCCCGCCACCGTCCTCGCAGGACTGCCCGGCTCCGTCACCACTCCCATCACCACGGCGCCCGTCAACGAAACCGCCGCCGTCCTCGCCGCGCTCTCGACGCTGCGCTTCGACCGACGCAACCACGACGCGATGGAAGTTCTCGCGGCCATCGCAGACATCACCATGAGCGGCGCGAACGCCCTGCCCGGCGCGAACGTCCTGCGCCCGAGCTGGCTCGGCAAGCTCTACCAGGGCGTGCCTTACGCCCGCGAGTACATCCAGCTCGGCAACCTCGGAACCGACATCACGGCGGCGGGCAAGCTCGGAATGCGCGTCATCCGAGGAACCAACGGCGCCCCGCTCGGTCCCCAGGACGGTTCGTGGTTCGGCAACAAGAACGCGATCGGCGGTTACCGTGGTGACTCCAACACCATCGCCTCGCTGCTCTACCGGTTCGCGCTCGGCAACGACATCGACCGAGCGCTGTACGACCTCCCGGGCGGCGCCGAGGTGGTGGAAGAGTTCCTCCAGCTCGTCATCGAGGACGGCCTGATCTGGTCCGACCGCATCGCGCGGGAAACCTACATCGCGACAGCAGGGGCGCCCGTCGCCCCCAAGGCGTACCCCGCGATCTACGCGACCAACGGCACGACCGCGCTGGCCATGCTGATCCAGGGCATCCTGGCCGTCAAGAAGCGCAAGAGCGACGGGCGTCGCGACGTGCCCACGTTCGCCGTCGTCAACGACATCGCGTTCGAACAGCTCGCGTACGCAGCGGGTGGCGACCAGAACCTGCCCGCGTTCATCAACCTCCAGCTCGCGGCGCTGACCGAAGCGCAGAGCGCCGTGGGCGCGATCGGTCCCGTCAACGTCGTGAACGGCGACACGGGAGTCCAGGCCACGGCATCCGTCGTCGTCGGCTCGCAGCTCGGCGTGGACTTCGATGAACTGCCCGGTGGGCCTGTCCTCATCGACGCCGTCGACCTCGCCCGAGGCGGCATCGACAAGGCGACCCACGCCTACCTCCAGACGTACGTGAAGCGCCCGGAGGCGTTCGTGCACGTCGGCGCGGCCGACAACTGGGCAGCCGGAACCCCGGTCGCCTGGGGCACGCCGATCAAGAACGGCGCCGGCATCCTCCAGGCGCAGCCGTCCGCCACGCTCCCCGTGGGTTCGGCCACGGCCGGGACCACGGGCGGCAGCGCGCCGACCAACCCCGCCGTTGGCGCGACCGTCGTTGACGGCACCGTCACCTGGCGGCGCCTGGCCTAAGCGGCTAGGGAGCGTAAGCGATGACGAACAGCACCTGGTACACCCTCCCCGAGGGCAACGCCGACGCAATCGAACGACTCGAAAAGGCGTGGCCCGACGCGCCCACCGACAACCTCGAAATCTGCGGCATGCTCCTGGAGGTCGCTCAGGAAGATGTCATCGCTTACGCTCCCACGCCCCTCGCGGGCGAAAACATCCTGACCGCGCCGAAACGCCGCTACGTGTACGCGCAGGTCCAGCAGGCCCGCAACCTCTGGAACGCGGGCCGTGTCAACAGTGACGGTGAGATCGGCGCGGAGTTCAACTTCACACCTCGGCCGTTGGACAAGACCATCCAATCCATCATTCGACCGAGGGACGTGAAGCCCCATGTCCTCTAGCGTGCGCGCCCAGATCGCTGACCAGTTCACGACGGACTGGGCCGAACTCCCCGAGCTAAAGCGCCTCCGAGTGCTGGCGTCCGAACGCAACCTCGACACCCCGAGCAAGCCCACCGCGCTCATCCGGCAGAAGTCGGTAGGCGTGTTCCCCCAGTCGCCCCTTTCGCATCGCAACGTCAGGTTGCTCCTGACACTCATATCCCCGTTCGAGGACTTCGACAAAGCGGGCGACGACCTCGACGCGCTCGTGTACGCCGCCCTCGACTACCTCGACACCCGCTACATCCACGAGGACGCAACCGCCGTGATGTACGGCGACCGCCTCGCGTACGACATCCCGTTCACCGTCACCGCAAGTAAGGACTAAACACCCATGGTCAACATCGCTCCCAAGGTTCTGATCCTGAACGACATCGTTCTGACGATCGGCGCCGACAACTACGAGGCATCCGTCAAGAAATGCCGACTCGTACCCACCACGCCCGTGGCGAAGTGGAAGGGCATGACGCCCGGATCCGCCGTCAACGTCGCGGGTGACCCCGAGTGGGTCATGGAACTCGGATTCGCGCAGGACCACGAGACGGCCAACAGCATGTCTCAGTACCTCCAGGCCAACACCGGCACCGAAAAGACCGTCATCATCAAGCCGAAGAAGCCCGCCTCTGGCACGGCGCCGCTCTACACGGTCAAGGTGCTGATCCTCCCCGGCCCGATCGGTGGCGACCTCGACACCGTGGCCGAGGGCGACGTGTCCCTGCCGGTCAACGGCCAGCCCGTCCGCACCGTCGCGTAGGGCCTGTCGTGCGCCTGGACGTTTCAAACAGCCGCGAACTACTCGCGACGATCTACGCCGTCCGGTCGCTCGACAAGACCCTGCAGAAGATGATCCGCGTGCACTCCAAGGCCATCACGTTGCGCGAGTGGCGACAGTCGCTCGCGCAACGTGCGGACACCCGGATGCAACAGCGGATGCTGGTCGACACGTCCGCCGTCGCCGTCAGTAACCAGAACATCAAGCTGCAATCCGCGAACAAAGGTCGCCCGCTCAGCGGTGGGCTCAACCCCAAATCGGACTGGTTCATCCCCGAGTTTGGCGTCCAGCCCAAGCAGATCACCTACACGCGCCACTCCCGCAAGGGCGGCACTCACCGAGTGACGCGCAGGACCGGCCCGAACCTCAACCCGCGCAAGAAGTCCGGCCACGTCATCTACCCCTCAGCCCGTGAAATGGTGCCCCGCATCGCCTCGCTGTGGGTGCAAACCGTCGTCCGCACGATCGCCACCGCCCTGGAAGGGAAGCAGGAATAGTGCCCTCCGTAGACATCCTGGCCAACACCCGCCAGGCGCAGAGCAACGTCAAAGACCTGAGCAAGGCGATGGACGGCGTGGCGGACTCGCTCGATGACGTAGCCGCCGACGCCTCGCGCAATGGCGAGAAGGTCGAACGATCGTTCCGTGAAATGGTGACCGCCGCAAAGAAGGTAGACGACGCCGTCGACAAGATCGGCAGCACCTCCAAGCGAAGCGTCAACGAGGCGAGCGAGTCGTTTGACGAGTTCAAGAGCGAGGCCAACTCGACCGCGAAGGAATCCGCCGCCAGCTTCGACGGGTCCGCCGAGTCGATCGTGGGTTCGTTTCAGGAAATCGCCGCTAATGCGTTCTCCGGATTTGGCCCGCTCGGGACAGTCGCAGGTCTGGGACTGGCCGCAGGTATCGGTCTTGGCACCGCTGCTATCACGCAAGCCGACGAGGCGCGGCAACGGCTCCAGGAAAACGCTGGACAATTGGCCAACGCCTACATCGACGCGGGGACGACCGCCCTCGACGCGATGACCATCGCGGGCCGCACAGCCGAAATCCTCACCGACCCCGAGCAGCGCAAGGGCGCCGAGGAACTACGCCAGCTCATCGGCATCGACCTACCGACCGCGGCTCGCGCACTCGCGGGCGACCAGAACGCGCTGGCCCTAGCCAACAAGCTCGCCGCCGACGCCACGGCAGAGAACGTTCGGCTCGATGAACAGCAGCTCGCCGCCAGCAGCAAACGCAAGTCCGCGACCTCGGACGCGATCCTCCAGAACGAGAAGATCATCGAGGGAACGCGCCGCCTAAACGAGGTCAACGACCTCGCCACGCAGCAATTCAACGACCAGCAGGCAGCGCTCCTGGGCCTCGTTCGCGACGCGGGGACCGCGTCCGAGGAAGTCGATGGGCTTGGCAACAGGCTGCTCACGCTCCCCGACACGACGCAAGTTCTGATCGATGCCAAGACCGGGCAGGCGACGACCGACGTGTCGAAGTTCAAGGGCGACCTGAACGGCGTTGCGGACACGATTGCCACGGCGACGCTGGCAATCGATGACACGGCAGTGCGGAACTACCGCCCGCCGCGCGTGACGATCCAGGGCGATCTTGTGCTGGCCAACGGGTTCAACCGGAGGGCACTCATCCAATGACAACGACGATCACGGCCGCATCGGGCGGCAGCACCTCGCCCCTGCTGATCCTCGGCTACGGCACTGGGCGCCCCGGCCGCAACATCATCCACGACCTGATCGGCGGCGGCATCGCCGCCGTGCTCATCGCACCCCGTCCCCGGGCCGGAACCCTCGAACTGCTCTACGAATCCGAGGCGGAAGCGTTCGCGGCGCTGGACCTCCACTGCTCCGAGACGACGTTCACGCTCACCAGCACCGACCGTCCCGCCGTGGACATGACCTACGTCATCGCAGATGGCAGCGAGCCTCGGCTGGACCTCGATCCCGAGACGCTCCGCATGTGGGTGCACCGCGTTCCGTACCAGGAAATCGACGCATGACCACGCCCATCGCCAACCCGCACGCGAGCGTGTCGGTCGCGGGTGTCCTGGCGACAACCAAGCCGTCATCGGGATCTCTCACGCTCGACTCTCGCGCGGTGCCCTACGCATCCGGGTCCGTCACGTTGCCGCTGGTCGACCTCGATGTCATCGAGGACCTCGACCCCCGCATCGGACTGCGAGCCACCGTCACAGCGGGCGACACGATCGCGGGCACGTCCCGTTCGTTCGACCTCGCATTGCGGGGTCGCCCCGTCAGCCACGACGGAAAGACCATCACGCTCGCGCTCGCGTCCGACGAAGCGATCCTCCAGGACTATGCATCCCTGACGGTCGATAAGGGCGCTCGCGCCCACGAGGCATCCGTCCGGGCCGTCTGCAACTACGTGCTCGGCAAGATCGGCGCCGTACTCGCGCCCGGAACCGACGACGCGAACGTGACCGCCTACTGGGCGGTCACCAACCTCGTCAAAAACCCCGTTATCCACGCGGCGATGACGGGATGGTTCGCGGCGAACGGCAACAGCACTCTCAGTCGCTCCGCGACCGGGGGCCCGTTCGGTGAGCCCCACGGCATCGTGACCGCAAGTGCAGCGGGTGACGTGGGCGCGATCTATACCGGCGCCGCCGCGAATACCTACTCCGCGCCCGTGACTGCCGGTAGCTACGTGGTCGGCAGCATGTACGCGCGCGCCTCGGCCTCGGGGAAACAGGCCCGTGTCGTCGTCCGTTTCTCGGACGGCACCACCTACTACGACGTGGGTACCGCCAACACCCCGATCACGAACACCGGATGGACGCGCATCACCGTCCCTCCGACTCGCGTCCCGGCCGGGTTCACGCAAGCCGCCATCTACATCGTGGGCGTTGGATTGAGCGCCGGTCAGGCGCTCTACTTCGGGTCGGCCATGCTCCACGAGGGCACCGAGGTTGTGCCCGTTTTCGTGCCCGGCTACACGCCCCCCACGTCGGGTTACACCTACGTGTGGGCAGCGGCGGCTCATGACTCTGTGTCGACACGCATCCCGGTCAATGAGCGCCTCCCGGAACTATTCACTTGGGCGCCGGGCATAACCGCCTGGGAGTTCCTCGAAACCATTACCGCCTCAGTCGGGCTGAAACTCTGGTGCGACGAGAGCCGCGTCTGGCGCCTCACGAACCCGGCAACCCACATCGTCCCCGGCATGCTCTCGATCGCCGGATGGAACGCCACCGAGGGCACGGACGACATCACCCTCGATGACCCCGAGGTGAACTGCACGGGCGTCGTCATCGTCTACGAATGGCGCGACTCTGACGGCATCGCACAGACCGCCACCGACGCCGCGGGCACGCCCGGCAAAGTGCTCCGCATCGACCGCGAAGCCGCCTACCCCGGCCCCGGCCTCGCCGCCGCTGTCCTCGCCCGCCGCGCGGCAACAGGGCGCGTCCAGGACGTGACAGCGCTTGCCGACTGGACCGCCACCCCCGGCATGCGAGCCTCCATCTCGCTCCCCGGAACGGTCGATGTCGTCGGACAACTTGCCGCCATCACCTGGGGCCTCAGCGAGGGCCTCATGCAACCCGTCGTGAGGGGACTCACCGACATCATCCCCGGCTCAATCGACGCGCTCGTCGGCACCATCGACGCGCTCGTCGGCACCATCGACTCACTCTAAGGAGACACCCACTCATGGCAATTGGAGACGCCGCCGCAGCCGCGGGCATGGACCTCGTTCCGGGCACCACGCCCGCGAAGGACATCGACACAGAGATCAACAAGACACGCGATTACGTCGCCGAACGTACCGCCGAGGTGATGCCCCTCGCGAAGGGCGGGACGGGAGCGACCACGCCGGGCGCCGCGCGAACCAACCTCGGGATCGTCGCCGCGAACATCCCGACCTCGACGCCCGGATCGAGCGTCCAGGCCGACCTCAACTACGTCGGCGGGCTCGCCGGGTCGGCAAGCTCAGCCGCCGCGTCCGCGAACGCGAACGCCAACAATCGCCTCCTCCAGTCGGTAGGTGACCAGATCTACCTTGGCCAGCTCGCCCCCGCGGTCTACGCGCGCAATCTCTTCGGAACCCGCCGGGGGGCATGGGTCCAAGACGACGGCACCCTCGGATACGCATCCTCTAAACGGGCCTACAAGCAGGACTTCGAGGTGCCCGAATGGACGGTCGAGCAGATGATTGCGATTCCGATCCTGCACTACCGGCGCCGCAAGGCCGTCGCCGCAGAACGCCGGGGAGAGGGGCGCGCAGCGACCGAGATCGGCACCATCGCCGATGCGATGCATGACCTCGGGCTCTGGGAGTTCGTCATTTACGACGGTCGCGGAGACGACGCGGTACCCGTCGGCGTCCACTATGAGCTGTTGAGTCTCGCCGCCCTCTGGCTCGCTCAGGAGACGGCTCGCCGCATGCTCGCGGCAGAGGATCGCCTGGCTGCTCTGGAGGCCCGCCTTGCGCCCGCCGAGTGACGGAGAGTGGGGGCACCGCTACGGCCCGCGCCGCAACCCGGTCACTGGCCTCGAGGAAACACACCACGGCCTCGACATCACCGCCACCGCGGGACGCACACTCGTCACCCCCGAGCCCTGCACCCTCATCTACTACGGCGTCGTGCCCGGATGGGGCGCACACGGCCTCGTCGCGCAGCTACATGGCGAATCCGGGTGGGAACACTGGCTATCCCACACCGACCAGCTCGCCCCCGGTGTGCGCATCGGACAGGAATTTGCGGAAGACATCAACATCGCCGTGATGGGCAACACCGGCCAATCCACCGGACTCCACGTCCACTGGGAAACCCGCTGGCACGGCGCCCGACTAAACCCCGAGGGGTGGCTCGCCCAAGCCGCAGCACTCGACCCGAAACCACTACCCACCCGACCGAAATGGGGAACCAAAATGCTCACCTACGCCCGACGCAAGAGTGATGGCGCCGTTTTCGTCATCCCCGAAGGTGGCCTGTTCTACTCCTACCCGAGCATGGCGGAATACGACGCCGCGCGAGGGCTCGTCATCGCCCTGAACGCGAGGGCCGATGAGCGCGGTGAGCCGCGTATCGCCGTGCCTCCCACCGCGGCCGAGCTCGTCGCGCACTTCACGTTCGACCAGGCCAACATCAACCGCCTGATCCAACTACAGGGGTGCCCCGGCGAGCGGGTCAGATGAGCGAGAGCGTCGTCATCGCATTGATCGCCGGGGGAGTGGCGATCGTCGGAACGGTCATCGGCATCATCGCGGCCGAGTTCGTTCGGTTGCGACTTCGACTGACCCACATGGAAAAGCGCGACCGCCTCAACTGGATCTACATCCGGCGCCTCATCGACCACTCCTACCGACACCACGCAACACCCCTGCCCGAGCCCCCCGAGGGCTGGGACGACACCGAATGAAAGGACCGCACGCAACCATGTCCAGCCCCATCACGCGCGCTCAGGCCCGCAAGCTCCTCACAACCGACGAGTACGGCGACCCGACCAACGCGCCTCAGCCGAAGGTCGTCGCGGCCACGTCCGGCGCGGTCGTCGGCGGTGCACTCTCGACCCTCGGCGTTTGGATCTTCGAGACGACCACGCGGATCGACCTGCCCATGCCCGTCGAGGGCGCGATACTCACCCTCATGATCGCCGGGGTTGCGTTCGCGGCCGGGTGGATCAAGCGCCCCGGCGTCGTTAGCTAGTCCGCCTGGGCGGCGTTGCGCTTGGCGATGGCCAGCGCGACGCCGTCCTCGTGCACCCAGATCGAGTGCGATCGCAGAGCATGCGTAGTCGCCAGGCGGATCACGCCGTACAGGACCGCCAGAGACACGACCGAGATAACGATGTAGAGAACAACCAT